ATGATTGCAAGTATTAAACATGCTTTAAAAGATGATGTAATTAGATCAGCATGGAATAAAATAGAGTTAGAGCAAGGTTTAAGCGGAGATAAATTAGAAGATAAAATATCAGCTTAAACAATATAATAAGGAATTAACCCCTGTAATTATTAAGTTAGTTACAGGGGTTTTTTTATGGGTGGTCTATTGGTGTTCAATAGTTGAACACTAAGTGATTTACTAGGGGGGTATTAGTTACAAAATTTCACCCCCCCTAAAATTCCCACAGGTGATAACCAAGTTTTTACTAGGGGGGTTTTTAGACTATACTTTTAGGTTTTTTTGTATAACTTGAATAAATTTTAATTTACTTATGGGTAGTGCAGGGTGCGAGGGGGGGTGTGGGGGTATTATATATAGCTACACCAGAAAATCCCCAGTTTCCCTGTTAACCATATACTGGGCTATATACTAGGGAAGTATTCTATAAATCTCCCGACAATATCCCTAGGGGGTAACTTGTATATTTAGCTATATTATGGATATAAAACCCCCCGTATACCTAATAGGTATATTATACACCTCCTTTGAGGTTTTGTCAAGAACTATATATGGACATAATGTCGCACCCACAGATATTGCTTGACAAAACCCTATATCGTGTGTATAATAGAATCAGGTGCACATTAAAAGGACACACACGAACACAACGCATATGACATGCACATAGGGTCATCACTAATCTGCACCTATAACTGGGAATTCCCTAGGGTTCCCTTAAACTTATAAATGAAAAACAATTTAGCATCACTCCCTTTTAAAGAGATGATGGAAATGATAAATGCAAAACATGGATTCTACTATAATACCAACTCAAAAAAGAAGCTTGACCAACACACAGGAAAAGTTTCTAGACGTATTATTCGGGGAAGCCAAAGGAAACCTGAAAAAGGCTGGAGAGCTGGCAGGTTATTCAGAGCATTCCTATCCAAAAGTAGTTAGAAATTTAAAACAAGAAATTATATCAAGAGCTGAGAATTACTTAGCCACACACTCAGCCAAAGCTGCAACTAAAATGGTCGACATGTTAGACGAGGATGGCACAACGCCCCATGCTAACATTAGACTGGAGGCAGCGAAACAGATTTTAGATCGGATTGGCATAGCCAAGAAAGATCAACTTGATATTAATATGAAAGCTTTGCATGGTATTTTCATATTACCAGCCAAGGATAAGCTTGACGAAGATAAAACGAAAAGCTAGAACAATTCCTTTCGGCTATAAAATTTCAGATGATACGGATTTTATTGAATCGGTAGACTCTGAACTAGAAGCTTTACAAGAAGCGAAGAACTATTTAAAAACGTGTTCATACAGAGAAGTTGCACAATGGTTGCACAGAAAAACAGGCAGGTACCTTTCGCATGTCGGACTTAAAAGACGAGTCATTAGAGATAAGACCTCCGAAACCCAAACAGAAAGTACGGAGCAAAGCGAAGGAATCAGTCAAGGCAATCCTAGCACGAACACGAACTAAAGTTGCAAAGGCAGAACAATCACTCCGTTCAGCCAAACAGCATGCCGAGCATGTGAAACAAAAGCTCAAGACTGTCAATAAAGCATTAGATGGAAAAGAGCAGCAACTAATAACCCAAGACGTAATCGACAGTGCTTCAAAGAATGTTCAGGAGCATATTCATCAGCAGGATGTTGTTTTTAAACCTAATGTAGGTCCACAAACAGATTTCCTAGCCGCATCTGAACGAGAAGTCTTTTACGGTGGAGCCAGAGGTGGGGGTAAATCCTACGCAATGTTGGTTGATCCTCTACGCTACTGCGACAAGACACACCATCGAGCACTACTACTACGGAGAACAATGCCCGAGTTGAGAGATCTGATTACGCATTCTCAGCGATTATATAACAGGGCGTTCCCAGGAGCTAAATGGAGAGAGCAAGAAAAAGAGTGGAGATTCCCATCAGGAGCAAAGATCGAGTTCGGGTACGCAGAGAACATGACAGACGCTTTACGTTACCAAGGGCAATCTTACACATGGATAGGAATAGACGAACTACCACAATATCCTTCGCCAGATATATATAATTTTTTAAGATCATCTTTACGTTCAGTTGATCCAGAGATACCTGTGTACATGAGATCCACAGGCAATCCAGGTAACATCGGATCCCAATGGGTACGAGAGATGTTTGTAAACCCTGCTGTGCCAAATGCAACCTTTAATTTGGAAGTTAACACACCAACAGGAAACAAGATCATTACACGTAGGTTTATACCTGCAAAGCTTCAAGACAACCCCTATCTAACTCAGACCGATGATTACTACGCAATGTTGGCATCATTACCTGAGGTTCAACGTAAACAATTTTTAGATGGAGACTGGGATGCATTCGAAGATTCAGCGTTTCCTGAATTTAGTAAAGCTACTCATGTGGTTGATCCCTTTGAAGTGCCTAAAGGTTGGCAGAAATTTCGTTCTGCAGACTGGGGCTACAGTTCTCCTGCTTGTGTACTTTGGTTTGCTATTGATTATGATAACAACCTATGGATATATCGAGAACTATATACCAAAAAGATTACGGCAGATGTATTTGCACGAAAAGTCTTAGAGCTAGAGCGTCAGGAATATATACGCTATGGGGTCTTAGACGCTAGTACATGGGCAAAGCGTGGAGACATAGGACCCAGTATTGCTGAAACAATGATTCAGGCAGGTTGTAAATGGAGACCTTCAGATCGTACACCTAGAAGTAGAATTAGTGGCAAGTTAGAAATTCATAAACGATTAAAGCCAAGTGAAAATGCAAAGAAAGAACCTGGTCTTAGAATATTTTCTACTTGCAGAAATTTAATACGAACATTACCAATTCTACCTTTAGATGATACTAATCCTGAGGATATTAATACAAACGTAGAAGACCATGCTTATGATGCTTTACGCTATGGCTGCATGAGTAGACCAATGCATACAAGTTATGCTCAACGATTTCGTTCACCAACAAGACCACAATATAATCCCGTAGACAGAGTATTTGGATATTAAACTTGTCAAAAGAAAAATTACCTGAACTTAACAAAAAGAAATTTCCTTATAAATTAGTTTTAATTGCATGGGAAGATATTGTATCTAATTCGGACTGGGAAAATATTAATAAAATTAAAAAGGCGAGGACTGCAGTTTGCTATAGTGTAGGATGGTTAATGGCAGAAACATCAAAGATAACCGTGATTATGTCGGACTTAAGTTTTGAAGATAATCATGAAATCGAACAAGGGGGATCGTACACCACTATACCTACTAAAAACGTACTATCAATTAAGAAAATAAAACTATAAGAGGAAACTATGGAAAAAAACTTCGATCCAAAAGCTAAAGTAAAACAAGGAGATCTTGGTTCAGCACCTGATGGCAAACAGCCAAATCAGGAGGCGACTAATATTGACTTCTCTAAAGATGCACCTCGTAAAGGTGAATCTGAAACTGCTTTGAAGGATATTAACTATCCTAAAGGATCAGGAAAAGAGCATGTGCAAGAGTCATTGTTTAAACTGGCTGATGAAAAAGATTATTAATGGCTATACTACCAAAAGAAAAACCTAAGTCTCATAAAAAGAAACAATCAATTGAGACTTTAAAAAAGATGAAGGATTTTTTAGAACCTGAATCTTTTGAATATATTAGAAAAGACTTAGCAAAAAAATATGAACATCCTGTAATATCAGCAGTTAAAGAAGCTGCTAGCGAAGTAACAGAAAAGCATAAGAAAAAAATTAAAAATATTTGGGGTGGAGTAAAACATACAATAGATTATTTACGTAGCCCTAAAGATAGGAAATTTTTAGGACATACAGATAACACTAAAAAATAAGGAGAGAACTATGCCAGAAGGATATGGATATCCAAAAGGAGAAGCAATATTAGGTAAGATCAAACAAGGTGATCTTGGAGCTGATGCTGCTAAAACTAAAAATGCTAAACTAGAAATGAACCCTAATCAAAAAGTTAAGCAAGGTGATTTAGGATCAGAATCAGGTGCAGCAGGTAAAAAAGAAAAAGTAGACGCATCTATTTTTAAAAAAGCAGAAGTAAGAGATTACTAATTATGGCTAAAACCTACGCCAATGAACATCCTAAATATAAAAAAAAGGATAATAAAAAAGCAGTTAAAGTTGCTGAAGCATCTTCTTTAGATTCTACAGCAATAGGTATGTTTGGTGTACCCTATGATCAACTTGGTCCACTTCAAATAATAGCTGTTGATGCTGCGGTAGGTAAAACAGGATAATTAATGGCTAAAAAACCGTATACAGAGGAAGTTAATCCTTTAGTCGGTTATATAAGGCAGAAGTTTCAGCAATCTGAGACTGCTA